AAATTAAAAAATAAAAAAGAAGCTATTAAAAAAGCTGATGATATATTAGAAAATAAACAAAATATATTTGTTGACGAAGAATTAGATAGTGTTCCACCAAATGTAAAAGAGGCTGTCAAGGAACAAGAAATAATATTTGAACCTAATGATGGTCCACAAACACAGTTCCTAGCAGCATCAGAGAGAGAAGTATTTTACGGTGGAGCAAGAGGTGGTGGTAAATCATATGCAATGCTTATTGATCCACTACGATATTGTGATAAACAAAAGCATAGAGGTTTATTACTTAGACGTTCAATGCCTGAGTTAAGAGATTTAATTAATCACTCTCAGCAATTATATCCAAAAGCTTATCCTGGTGCAAGATGGAGAGAGCAAGAGAAAGAATGGAGATTTCCATCAGGTGCTAAAATAGAATTTGGATATGCAGAAAATACAACAGATGCTCTTAGATATCAAGGACAATCTTATACTTGGATAGGAATAGACGAACTACCACAATATCCTAATCCAGATATTTATAATTTTCTAAGGTCATCACTTAGATCAGTTGATCCAGATATACCAGTATTTATGCGAGCTACAGGTAATCCAGGCAATGTAGGATCTACTTGGGTAAAAGAAATGTTTGTTGACCCAGCAGTTCCAAATACAAGATTTGATATTGAAATACAAACACCAGTTGGTAATAAGAAAATAACAAGAAGATTTATACCAGCTAAGTTACAAGATAATCCTTACTTAATGCAAACAGAGGATTATTATATTATGCTAGCTTCTTTGCCTGAAGTGCAAAGGAAACAGTTCTTAGAAGGAGACTGGGGTGCATATGAAGATGCAGCATTCCCAGAATTTCATTTAGATACTCATGTAGTAGAACCATTTGAGATACCTAGGAATTGGCATAAGTTTAGATCTTGTGACTGGGGATACTCTTCACCTGCTTGTGTACTTTGGTTTGCTATAGACTTTGATAATAATTTATATATCTATAGAGAACTATATACAAAAAAGGTTGTAGCAGATATCTTTGCAAAACAAGTTTTAGATCTAGAACACAATGAATATGTTCGTTATGGAATTCTAGATTCAAGCACCTGGGCCAGAAGAGGTGATGTTGGTCCAAGCATTGCAGAGACAATGATCACTGCAGGGTGTAGATGGCGACCATCTGATAGATCACCAAGAAGTCGTGTTAACGGTAAACTGGAAATACATAAACGTTTATCAGTTAGAGATAATGGTAAGGAAAGCAAACCTTCATTATATATTTTTAATAACTGTATGAACTTGATACGAACACTGCCACTTTTACCATGTGATAAAAATAACCCAGAAGATGTTGACACACATGCAGAAGATCATGCATATGATGCATTAAGATACGGATGTATGTCTCGCCCCATTAATCCACACGGTATTGGTTTATCGAACTTTAATCAACCTAAACAATACGCACCAGCAGATAGGATGTTTGGATACTAATGGAACTACATGATAAGAAATTAAGAGTTGGGTTTCAGGACTTAACTATTAAGCTAGAGAGTCCTTCATTTGCGAAGGATAATTTAACAGACTGCTATGGTCAATATTTACAACGTGAAAATACCATACAGATTAATACAGGGTTGGAAACTCATGATCTATTAAATACAGTTATCCATGAAATTTTTCATTCCTGTTGTTATGTTAGCGGATTAACTCAAAAAGAAAATCCACTTGCAGATGATGACAAAGAGGAAACAGTAGTTAATAACTTAGCTAATACGTTTCATATTGTCTTAAGAGACAACCCATGGCTTTTAACATTTATAAAAGAAGCCATAAACAAAACAAAAACTAAGGAGAAATAAATGCCAGATATAATGAAAAAATATGCAATGGGAGATTTAGACGAAAATAATTTAGGTTACGGAAGTAGCTCTAAAGGTTCTAACCCTGCTAATAATCTGCCTGCTGATGAAGTTGGTGGTCAAAATGTTGACATGCCTAAAAAGTCTAAAAGCATGGTAGATAAAAGTGTATTTACAAAAGCTGACGAACGAGATTACGATAAGTAATAACTTAAAGGATATATAATGGCCGACACACCAATAGCAGAAGATGCTATAGCAAGTTTAGTAGAAGAGCCACAAGGAAAAGATTCCAGCAATGAGTACTCTAGCTTACAAGGTTTAATAAAAGAAAGATTTATTAAATCAGAAGATGCTAGATTATTTGACGAAAGCCGTTGGTTAAAAGCATATCGTAACTATAGAGGACTCTATGGATCGGATATGACTTTTAGCGAAAAGGAAAAGTCTAGAGTTTTTGTTAAGATAACAAAGACAAAAGTCTTAGCTGCTTTTGGCCAATTGATTGAGGTTCTTTTTTCAAGTGGAAAGTTTCCCATAGGTGTAGAACCTACTCCTATACCTGATGGTATAGCACAATTTGCTAGCGTTGGTGATGAAGAAGCACCAAAGAAAAAAGATCCAAAGGTTGAAGTAAGAGATATATATGGTTATGCAGGAGATGGTAAAGAAATGGCTCCAGGCACAACAACAGCAGATCTACTAAGAGGATTACAAGAAGAGTATTCCGAAGTTGAATTTAATGAAGGACCATCAATAAAATCTCCAGATAAACCTCAGATAGAACCAGCAAAAGAAACTGCTGAAAATTTACAGAAGTTAATTCATGATCAACTAGATGAGACTTCTGCAATTACTGTGTTAAGACACGTTCTATTTGAAATGGTACTTCTTGGAACAGGTGTATTAAAAGGACCATTTACTCATGACAAGACTTTACATAAATGGGAAAAGAATGATGATGGTGAGCAAGAGTATAAACCAAAATCTAAAACAGTACCAAAATTAGAAGCAGTAAGTGTATGGGATTTTTATCCTGATCCTGATGCTACTAATATTTCTGATTGTGATTATGTAATTCAAAGGCATTCATTTAATAGATCACAATTAAGAGACTTACAAAATAGACCATTCTTTATGAAAGAAGCAATTGCTAATTGTATAAAAATGGGAGAGAACTATGAAGTTAGAGGATTTGAAACCTCGCTGCTTGATAGAGAAAATGTAGATGATCTTCAGAAAAAACGATTTGAAGTGTATGAGTATTGGGGATCAATGGATAAAGATCTTGCTGAACGGGCTGGGCTTCCAATTGGTGAAGAAATGGAAGACCTTGATGAGATTCAAATTAATGCATGGATCTGTAATGGGCATGTATTAAGACTAGTATTAAATCCATTTACTCCTGATAGAATACCATTCCATGTGTGTCCTTATGAAATAAATCCATATCAATTCTTTGGAGTAGGTATTCCAGAAAATATGGATGATGCACAGATGGTAATGAATGGTCATGCTAGAATGGCTATTGATAATTTAGCACTGGCAGGAAATTTAGTTTTTGATATTGATGAAACGCAATTAGTACCAGGTCAAGATATGTCAATACATCCTGGTAAGATATTTAGAAGACAGTCTGGTGTAACAGGAACTGCGATTAATGGATTAAAGTTTCCAAATACAGCAACAGAAAACTTAATGATGTTTGATAAGTTTAGACAACTTGCAGACGAATCAACTGGTATACCATCCTATTCACATGGAGCCACTGGTGTGCAATCTACAACTAGAACTGCAGCTGGTATGTCTATGTTAATGGGAGCAGCAGCTTTAAGTATTAAAACAGTTGTAAAAAATATTGATGATTATTTATTAAGACCTTTAGGTGAATCTTTATTCTCATGGAATATGCAATTCAATAATAAGGTAGAAGAAATTAAAGGTGACTTAGAAATAAAAGCAAGAGGAACTTCTTCTTTAATGCAGAAAGAAGTACGATCACAAAGATTGATGACGTTTATGCAAACTGCACAGAATCCAAATATCGCCCCATTTGTACGATGGCATTCAATACTAAGAGAAATCGCAAAATCACTTGACATTGATCCAGATCAATTAATTAATGATCCAGAGAATGCACAAATTTTTGCACAAATAATGGGGATGACAAATGGAAACCAACAAGCTCAAGGCAATAGTCAGCAACAAGGTGGCATGGGACCTGCTCAAGGAGTACCTCCAGGAGCAAATCCAGCAGACGCAACAGGAGTTGGAGGTGGCAACATCGGAACAGGAAATATTCCGCAGCCAG